AAATCCATCATCAAGTAATTTTTCAATGATCACTTCGTTGTCCGTTTCACGGATAACGTTTAACTTTTTGAATTTTCGCATTTAATAACCTCCTATTATGATGGTTTTACGTTTACGAACACTTTCGCAAGTTTCGCTTTTGGAATCCATAAATCATGGAATTTACGGTAATCCGTCTTCCAAGCGTCTGCAGTTTGGTTAACTGCTGGGTCAAAGACACGTACTTTGTCAGTTTTAGAAACAGCCACTGGAGCGTCTTTAGCACTGATAATCCAGTTGATTTCCTTGCTTGAAGAATCTTTTTCAAATCCACCTTTTTCTTGGCCTGATGTTTTACCATCGTTGAATTTGAACGCTGTTTGTAATAAACGTTGTTGAGCACGAACGATAGCATTGTCATTAAATGATTCAACGCGAACATTCATGTTACCTTTTGCTAATTGAGTTGTAGACATGTGGTTTTTAGCGTCTTTAGCGCTTGCTAATAATGATGCTGTAGTTGGAGACATTGTAATAACTACGTCAGTCACTCCAGTAGCTTCTTCAATAGCAGTTAAGTCTTTTAATAATTCGCTAACGATATTTTCAGCAGTAAGTGCAATTTCTCGAGATTGAGAACCAGCAATTGCAAGTGACGCAATCTTAGAGTAACGGTAAGCATCGATTTCTGGAATTACTTGTTGTTTTTGGAATTCGCTCATAACTGTTGAAGCAGTTGCTACGAAGTTCGTTTGGTCAACATCCATTGAATCAAGTGTGAATGAACGTCCACGGTCTTGAGTTAATTTGTATGGATTCCATTTCAAATCAACAGAACCAGTTGTGAATCCATTGCTGCGATCATAGTTTGCTAATCCGTCTGTTAATAGTGTAGCGATTTTAACTTCGTCTCCACCGTTGTATTTAATGAATTTATCGTTTGCTTCCATCCAACCTGTTGTAGATTCTTGAGTCACTTGTTGGTCAAGTAAAGGTTGGAAAATTTTTGAATATTCTAATGTGTTTGCCATATATTTTTACCTCTTTCTTTTGCTTATTGTTTTGTTTCTTCTAACCCGAAGGCTTTTGCAGCTTCAGCAAAAGCTTTGTCAAATTCAGATACTGCTTCTTTACTATCGTCTAATTTAGTATCTTCAACTTTGTAACCATTCGATGAAGTCTGCGCTTCTTCTTTGAAGAATACTGGCTTAGATGCACGTAAATCGTTAATCTTGTTATCTAAATCTTTGACGTTGCCTTGTTCGTCTGCTTCTAATGTACCTAGTAAATACAATCCATATTCCACGTCTGAAATGCCGGCTTTTTCTAGAGCTGAACGAGCTTGATAGTTCATAGCGTTCGTTTTCTCTTGCGCTTCTAACTCCTGAATACGTGTTTTGTATTTTTCTAGTTGCGTTTGTAACTCTTCGTTCCCTTGGCTGTCTTGATTTTCTTGATTTTCTTGACCGCCTTTGCTGTTATTTTTTAGTTCGCTAATTGTCGCATTCGCTGCTCTCAATTGCTCACTCTTTTCGTTAAAAACAGTTTTAGGAACTGCCTGCTTAGGAAATTCACTCTTAATTTCTTGCTCTGCAGTAGCTAAATCAATTGTGCCATCTTCCTTTTGATACTTCTTTAGAATGTCAATAATCCATTCCATTTTTTATCCCTCCAATTTTATGCTGATTCCAACAGCGGATATATTTTTTTGTGCTTATACTCCACAGGAGTGTAGGTAGTTTATTGACTTGCCCAGGTCAGTTTTATCGCAACAAAAAAGGACACAACCTTTTTGGTTGTATCCTTAAACTTTTTTTATTTTATTTTTTAATAATCAAAATGGAATACATCGTTCTCGTAAGAGATTCTTTCGTATTCTTCATTTAATTCCAGAATTTCTTTAGGCGTGTCTGGTTTAAATTTTTCTTCTGAAGTATAACTTTCTGTATACCACGGACTTATTTGATTATACAATTCTAATTCTCTTTCAGTCATAGATCTCATCACCAAACACCTCCTTCTAATAGTCCTCTTATAATATCCGCTAGTGCATGTGATTTTAAAATTGAAAGCGTATATGCTTCCGAAAGAATCTCATTAGTTTTCGTCAATTGAGCAATATGTTTTTTTCTGTGCTCTTCTGCGTAACCACTGATATCTCTAGCAATATTATAATGGTTCTTATCAATCATATCAAGTAGTTTCGCATTAAATTTACGCTTCGCTTCAGCATAACTTATGCCATTTTGCTCCGCGTATTTGTTTACGTATTGATATTGTTGATAATGCCCAAACTCATGAATAATAGGACTCATAGAATCGTCATCTACTGCAAAGAATTTCCAAGGCTTTCCGTCTTTCTTCCAAACGTTATTCGCAGTTTTGAGTCGCTTCACGATAGCTTTGTGTCCTGGAGTAGTTGCATCCAAGTAAATCGTGTTTGTACTTGGTGAATACGAACCAAACGCGTTTGGTCTCCCTATATCCTTTTTAGCATCCATCAGAACAATTCTAGGCTTCTCAGCACCGTTTGGTAAATCTAGCAGTTCTAGTGCTTTATCTACCTGTTTTTCGTAATAATTAATGCTCTTCTTAGTCCCTTTCAAGCTATCAGACACATACATATCATGGTTTGAAGTTAGTACCTTACGTCCTTTAAAGCTGATTTGTTCATCTTTAATCGTTCGTTTGCTGCCTAATTGATGTGACTTCATGTTCTTTGATTTCATGTAGTCATCGTCATCAGACATCAAAAAGCGACGTTCATCAATGTCTTTTTTCCACTGATCATACGTCCTAAAGGATATCTTCTCTCCAGTCTCGTTATCTCTTCGATAATCTGGATTGATTCCATCCACAATCGTGATAGTAGTGCAGCGGCAATTGATATCCATACCTGCTACACCAAAACATCTTGGTCCGATTGCTTTAAATCCATCAGACACAAAGAACTCATCAATCTTTACTCTTTGACCATCCAAATGGCCGTGAGATTTACGAGTTTTTCTATCCAATGCAGCAAGCCATTGCTTTTGTAACTCACAGCCTACTTTTTCCATTTCCTCGTAAGAATTTTGCCTTGCTTGCGTTCGCATTCGTCCACCTTCAGTGCGTGCGATTCGCAATGCTTGCCTGTAATTCGCTTCTGAGTTGCTTGATATTATACTGGCTATTTCAGCGTATCCATGCCCTTGCAATATCCCAGAGGTGATTGCACCTTGGGAGCGATTCGCTAATCTATTTCGTGCTTTATACAAGCGTTCAGATAACGTCTTACTGGCAACTGGCCTTCTTACCGCTGACCTAATAACATCATCTGGAAGAAACGCTATCGGCAAATCTGCTTGCTGCGATTCTTCCACAGTGTAGTATCCACCGTAATAACCCGTTTCAAACTGCTCTTGTTTAAAATTCTCGATTATGGCTTTAGTTTGAGGATATACCTCTTGGAGTTTTTCAACGATCTCGTCTGTCAATTGTTTTAACCTACCAGTTTGTTGTTGCTTCCAATATGGTAAATCCTCATACTCATCGAGATATGCTTTCAATTTACTCTTAACGTCTTTCAACGTGTCCGAGTAGATGTGATACAATTCCCTATTCATTTTCAGGTCTTGAATCTTCTCCAGTTTCTGTAGTTCCTGTTCCCACTGATTCATCGCTATCACCTACTTCTGAATCTGCTTCAATAGCTTTGCGAACCTCTTCAACATCTAAGTCCCATTGTTTGCAAATCATATCAATAACAGTATCTTCACCTAAATAAGGAGCGCTTGACACAATAGCATTGATAAGTATTTGCTTCGTTTCCGCTTCAAGCTTGTCGATGTTTGCGATGTCCGATTCATTTACAATCATTTCTGGTTCAATCAGAATCTGAATTCCTTCTGTTGAATAATTCGTTTGATTCAATCGGTTGATGTCGTCAATAATTGCATGTAGCGCCCACTTCAATAAAGAACGTAAACGAATCTCTACTTTGCGACACTTCATTTCAAGAAGCGTATATCGTGATTTAATCACCACGTTCGTTACGTTTCCGTCTCCAGTTTGAGAATTGTCAAATCCCATACCAAATTTGTAAATGGCTTCTTTGTCGATTTCCAGTTTCGCTTTTCGTGCTTCAAAAGGAATATTGAACGTCTTCAAATCAACGTTCCCTTTATTATCTGGATTACCTACGTTTACGATTCCACGAGCTTTGATGTTTTGCCGAAGTTCAGATAAGTTTGTTCCACGGAAACCAGACACAACATAAATCGGCTTGTCATAGTCCATTAAGTTATTGGATAAGAAACAAGCCATCAAATCATAGTCATCAATCAGCGCTTTAATAGGTGCTAAGTCCGATTTCTCACTGTGGTTATTCGATAATTTGTAAAACGGAATGCGTCCATAAGTACGTGTTAAATACGTTCCGTTATCTGCCTTGGCAACCACATGTGGTTTCGGATTCTTTGGACGGTCTTTGTCAAAAATCAATTTGCCATTGCGGTCCGTTTTGAAGAACGTCACATTCTCATCCGTCCAGCGTTCTGCGAACATCACATCTAACAGCTTGTTCTCGACTTGCATTTGTTTCTTGTAGTAACGAATTACTGCGACTTCATCGTATGTTTCGTCATAGACCATGAATGTCTTTAAGAATCTAGATACTTGGAAACATAGCTTGTCATCCGCGTTCGTTCTCATATACGCATAAGTCGCACCACTGATAGACACATCTTCTAACAGTTCTGAAACGAACAATTGGAAGTCTTCATCAACATATTCATCAATCAAACGTTGCAGCTCGTCATTTTCTTTCACTTCAAATCGAACTGGATTACTCATCAAGTAGTTCACTTTTTGGTCAACCAATTCAGTAAAGAAGCTATGCGGAATCTGAACATTCGTAGCATATTTATCTTCTTTTAGAACACCGTTATCGTCCAAATAGAAGATACGGTTGTTTTTAATATCATGATCACTTTCGTAATATCGGTTAGCCGTCTGAGCTGCTGAATAGGATTCTTTCCCTATCTGCTCTTTGATAGCCGTATCAATTGCTTTAGCAGCAATCTCATAATCTTTACTCATAATTTCTTCGATTTTTATTTCAATCACCCCACAAATCCATTTCTTCTCGTAACGTTCGAATACAATGCATAACGCAACGCATCCATAACGTCATCAAATACCTTAACAGGCAATCCTGTTTTCTCATCCCAAGCATACTGATAAACTTCTTCATCGAAGCGAGGAATAGCGTTTCTTAAAACATATAATTTATTCGTCTTGAAGCCTTTTGCAACGACTTCAATTCCAGATAAGATAGATTTATCAGCATTAAATGCGTTCAATCCATCGTTCCACAATCTGTTGACATGTTCTGGACGTGCAGAATCGCAATAGAACGGAATGTTCTCACCGTATTTATCTGCGTATTCTCTTGCTTTTAACGCCCAAAAATCAATGTCTTTATGCTTATCAGCGCATCCATCTACTAAATACCAGGTTCCGTCATCCGTTTCTCCAATGACTACCATAGCGCCATAGTGTTCATAACCCCAGTCGACTCCAACGAAATAGTTGTTGATTTTATCAAACGGAACATCGTCCACATAATGAACTTCACGGTTGAAGTCTTTATATACAGCGCCTTGACCGATAACCCAAAGCCCCTCAATATCTCTATCCCAGAATACCCCTGAAGGAGTAGCTTTCTTGATGCTCTCACGATATCGCTTCGATAAGAACGTGTTATCATCCAATTTAAAATGCTCGTTGATGATGTTATCACTTTCGTTATCGATGTAATCACGCTTCAACCAGTGATTAGGATTGTCGGGGTTTGTATCCGCCACAATCCGAGCTCCTTCACCCGAACAGCGTGAAACAATTTCTTTAAATACTTGTTCCTTTGCCAGTGATGCTTCGTTGATGTATGCCCCGAATGCTGTCATCCCTCGAATGTTTCCAAGGCCTGAAATCGTTCCAGTGTATGCCTGGATAATCTTTACTCCAAATAATCGGAAACTGTTGTGCTTATCCACTTTAAATTCCATGCCATATCGGTTATACAGCTCTTGTAATACGTTGTTTTGAATTGTACGGCTAGATACTCCAGCCAATATATATTGAGGTTCTGCAATGCCTAATTCGTTCGCGATCTTACGAACACGAACTAACTCTTGCAGGAACACATCGTTGTTCAATACTGTTTTTCCAGAACGCTTTGCACCGTGCAGCACACAAATAAACCAATCAGAAGACCGAAGACGTTTAGCCACTTGAATCTGTTTAGGAGTGTATACATCAAGCAAACCCATCTAATTCATCTCCTAACTTATTCAAATATTCAGCAACTTTCGATTCGTTGCTTTCGTCCATCTTCGTTACTTTCGATTTAAGGACTTCGATTTCTTGTTGAAGTTTCTCATTTACTAATTCATCCCCAACAACCGCCATCTTATTCATGCCTTCAAGAGCGTTCACAAAAGCATTTGAATTAGCTTGACGAACACCTTGCATCTTGATATCGTCTTTCGCTTGATTCTTCAGCCATTCATACTCGTTAAAGGCCTGTTCCCTAGACCAAAGAGCCATGTTTGAGAATTGTTTTAGTAGTTCTCTGTATCTTAGGGTAACCTTAGGGTCTTTTATTAACTTTGAAGCTTGCACGTCAATTGCTTGTTCTGACATCCTGTCAGTTTTATAAGCACTTTTGTACGCTTGCCTTTGAGATTGTCCAGCAACGAGATTCTGAACAAATAACTCTTGTTTTGTTGTTAACTTACTCACTCACTGAACCACCTCCTAATGAATGTATAAAAAAAGAGCCGTTTGAAACGACTCATGCACTTTTAAATAAAAAACCTATTAAGCTCATCACTTAATAGGTAAAAATAAAAATAAAGGATTCTAAACCATGAGAAAAAAGAATATCTCTTTCCACAACTTCCACATGATAACTATATCATAGATTCATTAGTACTACTCGGTACAGAGTCGTCTTTTTTAGTACATCTTTCAATTTTTTTAACAGCTTCATCATGAAGAATGAATAGTGTAGTTTTAGAAATTTGTAATTCTTCAGCAATTTCATCCCAATTCTTAGAAGAGATGTATTTCATCCAAATGATTGTTCGTTCTTTAGAATCGTCCAATTGCTCAATTGATTTAATCAGTTGATATTTCAAATCAATCAAGTTATCAACCCTTCGGTCGATGTACTCACTCAAGCTAATCAGTTTGACGTAAGCATCGTCTTTAAGGCCTACTTTCGACTCTTGCACATTTACTTCTTTTAGAGAAGGAGATTTTAAGAAAGAATTATTTAAACGATCTAGCTCTTCCATTTTTGTTTTTATTTCCAAATCGATTAAGCGAATTTGCTTCAATTGATGTTTAATTCCCATTTTTCACATCCTCTCTAATCCGTTTCATTAAGGTTGGCCCGAATTCTTCTGTATTCGATAAATAGTCAAAATACTGACTGAGAAAGAACCGCTCACAATCCGTTTTTACATTCCACGCTTCTCGATGATGCCTATTTCTAAAATGCTTCTCTTTTAAATTCCAATCGGATTTTACAATCCCTTTGGAAAGCAAGTACCTTAAGGCTATCTTGTAATCCTCAACGGCTCTTTCAATGATTCCAGCACATATTCCGTAATAACCTCTACTGTCCATTATTCACCTCACAATAGAGCTTCTAACTTATCGATTTGAAAACCGCTCCAGGATTTAGAATTGTCGCTTATTTCGTCATCGATAGCCACCACTGGAAGAGTTTGCCATCCATAATAACTCAATAACTCCAACGCTTCTGGATTTGCTTCTGTATCCACTGTCTCGAAGGGGATTTTGTTCTGAGTCAACCACATCTTCGTCATCTCGCATTGCATACATTTAGGCTTTGAATAAACTGTCAACATCTACTAATTCCTCCTCAAATGATACTCCTGCTAGATGCACAAAATTGAATGCTGCACTTTTCTTTTTATGATTCGATGCGCTCACGTAATCAAAACACAGCACCGTAAAGAAGTTCGTGTTAAATCTTACGTTCGACACATTACTAAATTTTAAAGTTTTTCCATTTCCTAAAAATAAAATTAGTTCCATTGGTATTCCTCCTCTCTATTTTTCTAAATCGAAAATCTGTTTTAAAACATAATCTCGTGTTTTTTCACTTAAACCACCGATAACATCATTTGTAATTGGAGTGCTGTAATCGATATCCCAATTACCATTTTCATCAAACCTTAAAACTGCAATTTCAATTCCAATTCCAAAGTACACGTAATTGAATTTAATTACACTTGCACCGTACCCATTGGGAAACTTGTAAATGGTTTGTGGATAACCTAAATCATTTTGTTCTACGATGTAGTCTTTGAATTTGTTACTGTATGTTAATTCCATTATTAATCCTCCTCAAAATCCATATAAGGATTGATAGTTTCATCAACATCTAAAATCATCGCACTTGGGAAATCACAAATTTCATCAAGTATTTTTTGAAATCTTTGTTTAAATTCTTCAGACGTGCCATCCCATAAATGAACAAACATATCTTCATACCCGTCTTGTTCCATATATTCATATATCCAATCCAATACAGACTCAGCAGATAATTTATTTCTTCTTTCTTTTAGAGTCCGCCAACCACTTCTTTCATTTTCATTTAACGAATTCCATTCATGTTTTAAATCGGATACATATATTTGAAAATGGGTTTGTTCGTTAAAAACTAAATCATCGTCTTTTATTTCGTTTATAGTTTTCATTTTCTCACCATTCTCTCAATATAAGCCACACTCATTAGTCCAAATTGTTCAATCGGAGCTCCTAATTTAGATCCCCAAACAACCTTAATCAATCCATATCTTTCTTCTACTGCCTTCAACGATGCTTCAAAACCTAGTAAGAAAGCAAATCGTTCATTGTAGCTCATCTCTTCGAGTTGCCCATAGTTGATATCATCCTGGAATTGTTTCAACGCTCGTTCATACATCGACATATCCTTGTACTTGCAATGAGCTACAATCAAGTAATGCACATCGTCTTTTAACTTTTCAAATTCATTTTTATTAGCCAATTGCATTCACCGCCTTTTCTAGATTCACTAAATTTTCTACAATTCGATCTCGAATATGAGCTGCAACTGAATACGGGTCTTTCATAAACTTAATCAACGTATTCGCATTCACTTTTAGTGCTTTAGAAGCAGCTAACATTTTTTCGTTTGAACCCTCTACCAACCCATGGATGTACGTGATTGCTTCACCGTAATTCTCACCCATGTACTTAAAAGCCGTTTTGCTAATTCGTTCTTGGTATGGGTCCTTAACGATAGTCCCTTCAATAGCATGATCTTTGATAAACTCTAAAACTTCATTTGGCGTTTTAAAATGCATCGCTTGTTTAATGTCAGTTGTAAATTTATGCGTATATCGTGGATGGTTCTTTGCAAGGTATCCCATCATGCTTGAGTAGTCCTTGATATGTTGGAAGTGCCATTGTGGATATTTAGCATCTCGAATGACATACATTTTTATATTGTTCATAAGCATCTCTCCTTTACTATTTTTTATAAAAATTAACCAAGGTTACATGGTTACACGTATTTTTCAAAAACATTAAAATAAAAACATAAGAATGTTGATTTAATAGGCTTTTATACTTACAATATACTTTTTCTAAAAAAAACATGTAAACATGTAACTTTTTATATAAAAAGTATCTATAAACATTGTTATATCAACGTTTCTAAAGGTTACACGTAGCGAAAAAAACGTGTAACCTACGTGTAACTACATGTGGTAAAAGGTTACACGTAGACACCGATTTTACCCAAAGGTTACACCATACGTGTAACCTTTTTTTTAAGGTAAAATTCTTTTATAACCTCTTGTCGTTTTCCCATTAACTTTGTACGATTGTTTCTTCCAATCGAGTAAATTATCCATAATAAAACTTATCTTCCGAGATAGTTTTTGGTCGTTCGATTCTTTATGAAACAGATTGAACATAATTTCCCTGGTAGCCACTCGATTTAGCGTTTGACCACCTGAAGTCCAGTCAGGACTGTTTGCAAAATATTTAATCGTATAAATATACTGATCAGTTGTTGTTCTCGTTTCCCAATCCTTAGGAACGGGCATTTCTAAATATTGAAGAATCTGAAGTTCAATCTCGTCTCTGAACATAAATTGCTCACGATATTCAACTAATTCCGCTTCTGTTTCTTCATCAAACATCAAATCCATACCACTTTTATAAAGGGTGACGGCTTCACCCCAGATTTGTTTCACGACTTCATCCGTTATCTTCATAGGGTGCTTTTTCTGTTTGTCATTACTTGCTAGTACAGGTAAGAACCTGCGTTCACCTGTTTTATCCTTGAGGTATTCAACGTGATTGCTTGTGCGTGCCAAAACGAAATTCTTTGCGAACTCCTGCGTTCTGCGCATGTAGGGTTTTCTGAATCGTAAGCTCGTTTTTGAGATAAACGATTTCGTTTCTGCAAAACTCATGCGATCACTAGCAACCATTTCGTCATCATTTACTATCAAATGTTTCAACATGATGTCGTAATTATCCTTGTTTGCAAAATCAGTGACTGCATCCGTGTACCAATGCCCACCTAGCTTTTGCAAGAAAGAGGTCTTACCAACACCTTGACCACCTACCAAGTCCAGAACGTAGTCAAATTTGACGTAAGGTTCATACACTTTGGCAACAGCACCTACCATCCACATTTCAGCGATTTTAGACACTAGAGGGTCTTGGTTAGCTCCTAGATAGACTTGCAGCATTTGTCCAATGCGTTTGCGTTTGTCCCAGCCTTTCTCAGCTTCTTCCATATACTCTTTGACAGGATTGTAGGACCGTTCAGATAAGAAGGTTTCCATGCCATCTATCATCGCTTGAGATGTAAATGCAGCACCCGTGACATTCTCGAAATAAACTTTAACTACTGATTCAAAATTCGAAGGCAGCTCTCCTTTTTTTAGAAGCGTGTTCCCAAGTTGAATGTCTCTTGTTAATTCGTGCTCTTGAGAGAATTCGTTATGCTTTAGATAGAGATTTAACTGATCATCAGCGCGAAATGCGTTTAACACGTTTACTGGACTGTTCGTTTTTAATGTTCCATTGCTATTCTTAATCGGTTCATAATCCTTATAAAAACTCACTACTTTGCCAATCACAATCACCTCCTGTCTTTGTTAATCATACTTACTACTGTTCTTTCTAATTCTTGCATCGATAGTGGATTTGGAGTATTGCCATTGGCTATTTTAGCCAACGTCAACACGTCCATCTCGTCCACTCCTCGCCATAATAATCCGCCCACAAATTTAGCAAGCTTATCATTACGATTCCCTTCATCGCCTAATCCATTTGCGATGATTTCGAACAATTCCGTTGTTTTTGTCTTTCCGGATGTCCGTCCTTTACTAACCCACGACCTTAAGCCGTCACTGTAATCAAATTCACGTCCATTAGTGATTTTGTACTGCTGGATGATGGCTTCAATTAAGGCCCTGGAGGGAGTAATCATTGTTCCTTTTTCGGGTGATTTCTCCATGTCCCATTCATATTGCCCTTTGTCCGTTGCGGAAGGAGCCACCAGCACATAATTGTTTTCGTGCGCTTTGATATCCACTCCTGGAAGGAATCCAATCATTTGACTGATGTGGATATCATCACGCTTGAAATAGAATAGGTGCTTACCTCCTGATGCCGTCTTCGCTTGAAGCGTGGGTTCGATTAGGTTTAAATGTTCCCAATTCTTCAACGAATCAAATCCACTGGTTTGCCCGTGCTTGTCAATATCAATCACGAAGAAATTTGTAGTCCTTAGTGCGATGTTTGCATTTGGATATTTACTCCAAACTTCGTTAATTCCATCAGCATCAAGAGGTGGTTTGTCCGCAAATTCAATTAATGGTCTTTTAGTTGTAGGACTAATCGGGATGACCGAGAACCCTTTTTGCTGATACAACAGCGCATATTCTTTCATTGAATGCATGAGATCACCTTATCTTAGAACGGTAAATCTGAATCTTCCACGTCAATTGTATTCATCGCATTTTCAGCATTTTCTTCAATGTCATAGTTGCGATATACTTTATCTTCTTTACCTTTTGTTTCTAGGATTTTTAATGTGAAGTAAGAACCAACTGCTTTACGTTCTAATGCATCGGCTAATGCTCTTCCGTCTTCAAAGTCGTTCTTCATGACCTTATCTCCAGCAAGCTCAATCGCTTTAGTAAAGAACTTAATTGTTCGTTCTACTGACCAAGAGAGGTCTTTGCCATTCCATTCAGACAGTGTTCCGAAAGATGCATATTCAGTACGTCCATTAAATTCACCTTCACGAACTTCAAACGTGAACCCTAAGCTTTCCCATCCACTTGGTGCAATATTGAATTGCACTCGTTTTAGAACCACTGTATAATCACCAGCCGGCAATGCTGCAGGTCCGTTTACGCTATCTTTACGAGGGTCAAATCCATCTTCTTTAATTTTCTTTGCAATACTTAATAAACTCATTTTTCATCTCTCCTTTAATTTTTAAAATAATTCGTCTTCATTATTAGAAACTTCAACTGTTTCTTGTTTTTTTGGTTTTGTAACTGGTTTTGTTGCTGCTTGTTGTTTTCGAGGTGGTTCAACGGCACCTCTAATTGTTGATAAGATTTTCAAAATCGCTTTGTCATCAACTTGGTCCGCATAGTAAGTCTTACGTTTTCTGTCAACTTCACGGTTGTAGTTATTCCCGATTTTTTCTGTGTGGATCATTAAATCCGAATTCCCGTTGATAAGGTTCACGTACTTATCTTTCAAGCTTGGTTTGTCCTTCGTTGCGTTTCCGTTATCGTCATATTCAGAGATTTGACGGCTAATATAAATCACATTCATTGGTAATGCTTTAAGGTCAATAACCAGTTCTGTAATCGCTTGGTTAAAGAAGTCATAACCTTTACCGTATGGAATTTCAGATAATGATTTCAATCGAGGTTTTCCTGGTGGAGTTAGTTCATCACACACAGCGATTTTAATCATCTCAATAACATCATCTATAACGTCAATTACGACTGTCTCGTATGAATGTTCTTGAGTTTGTAGAGCTAATAAGATTTCACCGAGCTGCTTAATCACTGAATTAGTGATTCGTCCTGATTTATCTTTGTCATTTAATAGTTGGATACTTGGAACGCTGTTTGCTTCCGCATTCCCATCCGTGTTTAAAACAATAGGATTCGGGAACTCATTCGCTAGGTAAGATTTACCACTCATAGTTTCACCATAGATGAAATAGTTACGAGGCGTATCTTTAGGAATTTGTGGTTTATTTTCTGGCAGTTGGAACATAAGAATCCTCCTTCTCAAATAAGTAATTTACAGAAGATAATCTATACAACAATTCTTCTGTTTCTTCTTCGATTTTCTTTTGAATAACTTTTTCTTTGACATCTTCGAAATTTAAAAATTTATTTCTAGGATTCTTATCTTGTTCTGTATTAAAGACACCGAAATTAACACCAAAAGTAGCGAGCGGAATGTCTTCCCCGTCAATTTTGATAGTAATATGTTTAAAAATAGGATGACGGTACATTTGTTCTACAAAACCATTCCATTCTTTTTTAAACTCTTCTCTCGCTTTTTCTTCTATTCTTTTTTCTAAAAATGTTTTATCCACTTTTTCACCTTTCTTCGTAATAAAATTCAATCACGTTTACATCGTGTTGTTGTCTACTTCCTGTTATTCGCCATAACAATTGGCGGTAATCGTCATATTCTCCAGAACCTTCTTCAACTGGATCTAGAACAACGATTGTTTGATATTTGTGCTGCAAGCCATCAACACCGACTCCAAGAACCTGGTTTGTAGCAACTACTACTTTTCTGTTAAGTCCTTCTTGAACGTCACCGGTCCAGATTCCAATGTGAGGATGTCGTTCTTTGATGACATTTACAATTTGTTTTGACTTGCTGACAATCAGCATGTCGTGTGGTGCTCTTTCGATTAATCCATCGAGTTTTAACATCAATGGAGTATCAGCGTTTACTGGTTTGATTTTCGGGAAATCAACTTCTACTCCTGCTTGATTGAGGTATCTTTCAAACGTGTTTCGTCCAAAAGATTGTTTTGCCATAGCTGTTTCACCTTTTACAGTCACAAGATTTAATTTTCTAAACTTGTTTAACGTTTCTGGATTACCAGGTTCAACAGTTACTGGATAGAACTTAATTTCGTAACCGTTGTTCTCTACGGCATTTTCGATTTCTTCTATCTCTTCCCATCTGAAGAAGTTTGGAAGATTATTGACATAGCGTTCATAGTCTCTAAAATCCTCCCATTTCTCTTTCGAATAAGTGAATGGATCATATACCATTCTTCCGTGAATTTTCTGCCAATCAAATTTATTATTTGGATTTGCAAAGCCGAAAATCGTTTTTTCGAGCGGGTAGAAATTTTGCCCTTTTTTTCTGATTGGAGTAGCTGAAAGACCTATCGTGTATTTTCGCTTTATGCGACGATATAAGGACACTTGCTTCTCTGATGACATATTCTGCCACTCATCAATAATCAACACGTCACAGTTGAATTTTGAGCCTTTTTTAAGCCTGTTTTGAATACTTCGGTCAGTTGAGATAATGAATTCAACATCCGAATCAAAATTCATCTTTTTGATGGCATCTTTCCAACCTTCCAGAATAGACAGACGGTTGTTTGTGATAATGATTTTCTTAGCGTTTTTCTCTTTCGCAATAGCTAGAGCACAGATAGTTTTTCCGCGCCCCCCGAGAGCTTCAAGAAAGATTCCGTATGTTTGACGTTTACTTCTTTCAATAGCTTCAGATTGCCACTTTCTTAGTTTTAACGTTATGTTCATTCACCACCTTGCCAATATCATCGATGACTTCTTTGATATCATTTCTCATCGCCCAAAATAGTCCGAGTCGTGCTGCTGCACGTACATCTTGATGATGGCTCTTTTCAAACTTCCACAAGCCAAGTCGCTTCAGTAATTCATTCGGGATATCCGTTTGATAGCCTGCATTGCGCTGCAAGATAGCGTCTGGGAAAAGAACTCGAAACAGAGCGACGTTTTCGAGAACTGAATTATCCTTTGATTTGTCATTGTCTCTAGCTTCGAACTTTTCAATAACGACTACATCCACATCCAAGAAGCGACCGACCTCTTCGAACCAGTTTCGGATATCATGGACTCTTGCAGAAGGTACAACCCAATGATTTACTAGCTTTGCATTATCAAGTAACACGATACCGTTCGTACTACTTGCAACCTTTGCACTTCCAGGGTCGATTGCTAGAATTCTCATGCTTCGACTTCCCCTTCATAACCTGCCATATCGAATAAGTTGTTTTTGTTGTTTTCAACAAACTTCCAGAACGTTTTTAACTCTCTGTAATTACTGATCGTGAATGATACATCACTTTCAGAAGAGCACTCATCCATATACTTAGGTTTTGCAAAAATGTTTAATTGATATCTTTTGCCAAAAAGTTCACCGTCTTCATCCAACGTTGGGTCGATTGTTTCTTCAAAACTAACTTGGATGTTGAATGGAAGAAATGTGAAAACTTCAATTTTGTGTTTAGAGATTTCGATTAAAATATTATCTGTTACTGAAATTTTGTTTTTCATTATCTAATTCTCAATCCTTCCGTTTGTTTTAATTCAGCCCCCGGAACTTCAATCCCTCTCTTCAAGATTTCTTTTAATGAAGTCTTATCTACTTTAGGTGGTTGTTGGATTAGAAATTCTTCTGGAATAATTCGTTCGTCAGTGATGTTTACACTTGCAGGGTTCTTTTGAATCGAGAAGTTAAACATTCCTGATTTGAATTTAGTCTTTCCAGTCATTTTCATGTTGTCTTCTAAATACGTTTTTAACCATTTCACTTTATTCTCTGTAGCTTGACGTTTCGTTTTTAAACGGTCCTCTTCTTCTTTGTAAGCTGATACGTCCGATTCGAGATTTCGAATAAGCTTTGCAATGTTTTCCGCTTTGCTCTCGATGGCATCGTTGATACTGTCTAATGTATCCTTCATTACTTCTGGGTCTAAATCCATATTTTGTACGTCTTGAAACGCTAAACTTAATTCATATAAATTCATTTATAAAACATTCCTTTCTGTGTTCCTTGTGGTTCAATGTGGAATGATTTTACGTTGGGGATATTTTGCACTATCGCCATCGCTGCATCCTCCACTGTTTTTCCATAATCCATGTATTGTTCAAAAATTAGCGGATTTACAAAGTCCGCATCAATATCTAAAATTACTTTCGATTCTGTTCTTTTAATGATTTCGATACGCTTTTTAATATCTCTTCAACCTCCTCGTAGGTTTTAACCCTTGTTTTTCTTATTTGAGGTTCGTATAGATATACCTCGTATGAATCATTCTTCATTCTGATTTGTCCGATAACCTTATTGGCATATAAAATGTTTTGCAGTTTTGAATCCAGTAGGTCATCGTTTAAATACACATCTTCCATTTACTCACCCGCAATCTTGAGTGAAGTGGTTAAATAGGTTGATTTTAAATAATCTTCGATGTTATCCGCTTGAACATAGTCACCGTCTATATCGTAATACTCATCACCTACATAGATTTCTTCACCCTGCCAGTCATATCCCCATACTTTTGGCTCTGGAGGGTCAAGGTAATTTGCATGTAAAGTTTCAAACTTATTGCACATTGTGTTATAATCTCCTTAGGATATTTTTATTTAGTCAGCGTTGCCGCGCTGGCTTTTTTTGTTCCACGAATCCTGAAAGTCAGGCTCTACATATTGCCCACTTCTAATCAAATCAACTTTTGTTTGGTGATTTTCTACCGCCTTTCCTACCAAGAGCACAATGCTAATCATTGCGATAATGATTCCAAAAGCTAAAATGTACCATCCTAGCATCCATCTCATGAATGGGATGAATTGTACCCTTGTTTTTCTTCTTCGTTCTGTTCTCATCGTCTTCTCCTTCCGTCCCATACTCTTTGTATTTCATCAATCATGCTCGCTTGATATTTGTATGGGCGTGTATCTGTTCTTCTTGCTGCAACCACCACAGGATGGTTTCTAATTTCGCTTTTGTGCCACGAACTGGAACTCGTTCCAATCGCTTCACACAATTCTTCAGTCGTCAACCACCTTGAATTATTTTTCCGTTCAACGTATGGTTTCATGATTTCAACGAATTTATCTGGATTTCTTTTGACTACTTCTAAAAATATTGGTTCGTAATAATCAAGCGTTGATTGTTCCATGGTTTTCACCTCCCTTTACTTCGTTACCTCTTTCATGAGTTTGTTAGCTTCTTTAATTAACAAACGCATTGTGTTACTATCCGTTTCTTTCTCAGCAGCTCTCGTTAACATATCCACCCATTCCCGTCTGGTTTCGTTCTTCCATTCGACTAACTCAGTTAGTAAAATGTCTTTTTCGAAGTAGGTTGAGTAGTCCAGAGAACCATCTTCTAATCGGATACATCTCCCAGTCTTTAAGTCTCTACAAACATTTGTCCGAACGGTACTGTTGGTTGTTTTGACTGCTTCCGCAACTTCATCATAGGTAGCAGAAGGATTTTTCTTGAAATATTCTCTTATTTGTTCTGCTAGTGTCATGGTTTAAACTCCTTTCATATTTTTTTCATATTGTTGTAACCTTCTTTCAAGCCTATAATTGTGTTGGGGAAAGGAGGTGTTTATTATGAATACGCAATTAAATGAATTTTCTAAAGGGACTATTGTTGTGCAATTTGACCATCAAATTACTACCAAAAGCCACACAAAAACCGCGTTCGTATTTAGCGATAGTACTGATGCTGAACTACCGTTATACATCTTGACTCTTGAAACTAAACATCAAGTTTTAGCATTTCGAAATGATGTTTTTATTGAGTCGATTGCGAATGAACCTTACGTTACATTCCGTTCTAACAGCGAATTGATTGACTTAGGTGTAAATCCCGATGGTATTAACGTTTTTCAATTAGTTCCACCGACGTTGGTTCAACTTTGATTGAACGTTCGTCTGAATGAATAACCAATCCATCTTCTGAAAAGCTAAAAGATTGGTTAGTATTTAAGGCATCTACCTTTTGGTTAGGTGTCTTTTTTTCTTCTGTTTCCATTCCGATTCCTCCTGCCTATAAAAAATACAAGTATCAAAGTACGTTTTAAATCGTATTTTTAACCTAAAAAAATATGATCTAATTTAACCTTGTACAATTCACTTAATTGGCGTAGCAAATCCATAGGAATCTTAGTGCTATCTTTCTCGTATTTTGCGATAGTTTGTTGATGAACTCCTATTTTTTCCGCTACTTCTTTTTGAGTTAAATTAACGTTAACTCTTGCAGCTCTTAACGAAATTTGAGTCAAAGCATGTTCCTCCTTTCGAATTTATTTAACTTATGTGCTTATGATAATACGATTTAATTCGTATGTCAATAGTTTTGTTATAAAAAATTCGATTTTTTTAATATTTTTTGTTTTACAAGTTCGATTTAAACCGTTATTATATAGTTGAAAAGAATAAAGGAGGTGCTGGAAAATGGCACGAGGAAGAGGCAAATATACTCCAAATGATATAGAAATCATGAAGAGAATATCTATTAATATTAATGAGTTACTTAATCGTACTAGAACTAAGCAAGTTGAACTATCTAAAAGCACTGGGATACCAACAAGTACTCTAACGGGATATGTTAAAGGAACATCTATGCCAAATCCTGGTAACGTGCAAAAGATTGCAGATTTCTTTCGTGTAGAAAAATCTGCTGTAGACCCTCGTTTTGCTCAAAACTCCATTTCGACGGATGCACCAGCGTGGGCAACTAAAGATGATGTTATTGTTTTTGATGAAGCATTAAAACGTAATAGTGTTATCATGTCTTATGATGGTATTGAATTATCTGAAGAAGATAAGTTGAAATTAGAAGGCATGATAAAAGCAATGCTTTGGGATAAAATTCAAGAAAATAAAGGTGGGAAATAATTGAAAGTAACTGAGTTAGTTAAACGACACAAAACGGCTAATCCGTTTATCATCGCTGAGTGTGAAAATATCGAAGTGAGATTCGTGCCGTTACCTAGCAATTTACAAGGGTTAATGTTATCAACTCCAAACGACAAACCTATGATTTGGATTAACGATAGCATTCGTGATAGTAATCTTAAATATTTAGTAATGGCTCATGAATTGAAACACGCGTTGGATCATTACGGATTAGATGGTTTCTACACGGCTGCATACAATGGCAAGGGACAGCTAGAGCGTGAGGCAGAAATATTTGCCACACAACTAATGCTGCTATTGTACCAGGAGCAATATGAGGCAATTCCAGAAACGTTTGATGTATTTCAATCTGTGTATGGAATTAAAGAAGAAATGCGGGAGATAATCTAATAAAAAACACCACACTATCAATCTTGGCGGATGCAGTGTGGTAAATCTTAAAATTCACCCTAAAATAGGGCTCTTTAATATGCCCTATTTTACCACAATTAGAAAGGATGGTAAACTATGGCAAGCATAACCAAAAGAGGTAAAACATGGGCTTACCGTGTCTATTATTATGACAATGGCAAACGCAAATACGTTTCTAAAAGTGGATTTAAAACTAAGTCTGAAGCCAAAGATGCTTCTATATTGAAAGAAAATGAACTGCTTGTCGGTAAGAATGTTAGCAAAGAACAAATGCTACTAGCTGACTATATGGAGAATTGGAAGAAACTCTATAAAGAAGATACGGTTTCGATGAAGAGTATCTCCAGGATAAATAGTATCATTAGTTACGTCAGAGAAAATTATAATATTCCATTACGAGATATTACACACGAGAATTATCAATCATTTTTGAATGACGTTGCTAAAACACGCTCTAAGGAAACAGTTAAGAAATACCATACTTATGTTAAGGCAGCAATAAAGCATGCGTTAAGGACGCAAACACTTCTTCATGATCCGACAACCACTGCTGTTTTAAAAGGGGTTGAAGAGAAAAATAAGAAAGTTGAAAATAAATACTTAAGTAAGCATGAATTTAACGAATTAGAGAAAGCATTATTAGAAGATATACAACTAGATTATACTTCGAGATATATCATCTTATTTAGTATGTATACAGGCGCTAGGTTCGGGGAATGTTTAGGAATGACATGGGATTGCATAGATCTAGAGAATAAAACAATCAGAATCGAAAAAGGATTCGACTATCACTTTACTAACGATTTTACAGAAGGCAAGACTAAAAGCAGTAAACGTAAAATAACCATTCCAGATAAATTAGTTGAAATATTACAAACCTTAACTATTCCTGATGACCTTACACAAAGAGTGTTCAAAAGAGTCAGCAATAACGCAATCAATAAAGCATTGCAACTAGCATTAAACAGAGCTGGAATCGATAAAGATATTACATTCCATGCAATGAGGCACACCCACGCTAGTATCTTATTAGCGAACGGTGTTCAGTTGTTATCAGTAAGTAAGAGACTTGGACACGCTGACCCAAATATCACATTACACACATACGCTCACATCATTGAAGAGTTAGAGCAGGAAGATAACGAAAAACTGAACTCAATATTCAATTGAGTACATTGAGAGTACAAAATGCTCATAAACGTTGTTATATCAATGCTCTACACTCCCCTCGGCTCCATTATTT